ATCTTTTTCAATACCTGTATGTTTTGAAATACTTGTGTACAGTTCCCAAAGACGTTCATTTTGTTCCAAACTTCTATTAAGTTTTGAATCTGTAACTGTTACACGCCAACGCTTAGTAAAATCAAGAGTTTTAAGTTTTTCTATAAGTTGAGGTAGATTTTGCTGAGTTAGTGACCATTTTATCATCTCTCCATCCTTTCGTTTTAAATACTACTCCATCTTTAGATGTTGCTTTATATTCTACATGACCAAACTCTTTTTGAATAGCTTTAATAAATTCATTTATTGTCATGGTGCTTCTCTATAACATAAAGTTTTTTTACTAAACCAAAAGTTGAATGACCCTTCAAACTGTCCATTGCGATTTTTTTGCAAGAACACTTTTGCATGAGGAATAATCTTAAGTTCATCTTCTGGAGTTTTACCAGCATCTTCTAATCTTTCACGTTCTCTATTTCTCCACACACAAAGAATATTATCGCATAAGTTCCGAATATGACTAGAACCCATTATGTTTGTAGCATCTGGTATATCATCTTCTGATTTCATTTTTCTTGTATGAGCAACTAAAAATACATGAATATTTAAATCTCTAACTGTTACTGCCAACTTATCAACAAATAACTTTTGAGCTTCTAAAGATTCTTCACTAATGTCACTCATTTTCATAAGACTATCAATCACAAATACTTCTACACCAAGAACATGCTTTCCATAATACAAAGTGGCTATCATATCGTCTGAAGTAGTAACTCCTGTTTGGTCGTAAATATAAAGTTTTTCAGCTGCACGTTCACAAAATTTTCTTATGTAATCGTCTGTTGGTTCTGGTGAACCTAAAGTCTGATTTATCATACGACCAAGTGTTAATACAGGNCTCATTTCCAAAGAAGCAATTAAGCATTTTGTATTTTGTCGCATCAAAGCTAATATAACTTGTGACAACCACATGGATTTGCCATGTCCTGATACGCCTGTAAGTATGGTTAATTCAGAATTTCTAATACGAAATCCATCTTCTGTTTTAGCCCAACCTAAAGATTTTCCTGAATTAATTTCTTCATTAAAGTATTTTATAACNTCATCTGTAAACAAGTCAGTTGACTTTACTTTGAACTCAGCATGAGCATATCCACCATTGTAAAACTCTTTAATTGTTTCTTGACTTACTGTGAGCTTATCAATGACTTCGCCAAGGTTCATATTCCACCTTCCCATGATTTACGAATCTGTGGAACATCACCATCATTCCAACGTTCTTGATTAAGAAGTGTTAATGGCGCAGGTGAGAATCCTTCCTTCCATGATTTACTATCTTTCATTTTCTTAACATAACTTATAACTTCATCTGCTATTACATCAAGATTTTTATTTGCCCATCTCTCTAAACAAGTTTTCTTATTTACTTTACGAGTTGTAGGATACAAATCCCAAAATTCAGAAAATCTATTGGTCGTTTTAACGACATATATATTCTTCTCTTCTCTTTCTCTTCTCTTCTCTATGCTAACAGGTTGATAATCTTTTTCTAGCCAACCTCTAGTAAATAATTCATTAACAATTTTATCAACAAAATCAATAGAGTAGTGAAGTCTAAAAGCTATTTCAAAATTATCAGGTAAATTACCATCACTTTCTGAACCTAAACACCATAACTCTACTAAAAGAGCTTTTTGTTCAAAAGATAGTTTATGAATTTCAATATCATTTATATAATCTGTACCATAAAACTTGAACCAAGTCATCTTTTTTTGATATCTTGGGTTTTTAGCCTTGTAAAGATTAAACTTTTCCCAATTCTTAATTTTATACATAACTCTCCTTAAAATAGACATTCTTCATATTGTGTCAAATCTAACACAGTTTTTGCTTTAGGAATGACTTTTAGCTTACAATTAAATCTATTTTGAAGAAACCATAGAGCAGAAGCCTTGTTACTAAAGGCTCTTAGTGGTTTTTCATCAAATTCGTCTAAAATAATAAAGCGTAAGTATTCCATAAAAAAGAACATTATCATAGAAAAAAGTGCTTGTAAACTACTTTTTTACTAGTTTTTTGCTATTTTTTGACTATTTTTTAACTAAAAAGTATTGACAGACGTATTTTTATCATTAAAATGACTATTGTAGTAAATAACTCTTAGGAGAATTACATGAGTATAAAAACAATGATCGTAACGGCAATAGCGTTTTGGTTTTATGTAGGATTGTGTTTATGGGTTATGGGTAAGTTAGCAGGAGCTATATAATGGAAAGACATTTAGATCCTGATGCTTATTTAGATGATATGGATAGACTTGACGAACAAGAAAAAGAAGCTCAACATAAATTAGATCAGCAAGAAAAACATGATGAATAAATATATATATTGCTTTATGATTGTATTTATAGCATACTTTGTCTGGAGAATTATATGTTAAAGCCATTATCAGAAATACTAAAGGAATTACAATTAATTAATCAAGATTTAAAAGAACATAACGATAGAATGGATGAAAAATATGGACGATTTGATGTTTTACCAGCAAGTAACTCAACAACAGGAAATGCTAGAATCTGCTGCGGCAAATGTAAAGGAGAATGTGAATGAGTAACGGAATTGTAAATATTAAAGGTAAAGAATATAAAACAGTAGCTCTTAGAGTTGCAGAATTTAGAGATAAATTTCCTACATACTTTCTTACTACTGAAATTGTAAAGATTGATGATGACCAATGTATTATTAAAGCTTATGCTGGTGAACACAAAGATAATGGAGAAAATCATGTATTTGCTACAGGACATGCTCAAGAGTTTCGTAAAGCAAGTCAAATTAATGGTACTTCTTATCTTGAAAATTGTGAGACTAGTGCTATTGGCCGTTGTTTGGCTAGTCTTGGTATTGGTGGTACTGAGTTTGCTTCAGCTAATGAAGTTGTTAATGCTATTCATCAACAAAACAATAAAGAAGCATTAGAAACACTTAAATCAATATATGCAGATAAAGGCATAGATGCAGCTAGAGTTTATTATGCCAATTTATCTAAATATGAAAAAGATCAATGCAAAGAATTTGTATCTGCTTTAAAAGGATCATAATATGGAACAAAGATCAGATGAGTGGTTTCAAACTAGATTAGGCAAAGTTACCGCATCCAGAATATCGGATGTGATAGCCAAAACTAAAACAGGCGTATCTACAAGTCGTTATAACTATCTTATTCAACTTGTATCAGAACGCTTAACAGGTAAGAAAGGTGACAGCATATTTATTAATCAAGCTATGCAAGATGGAATAGATCGTGAAGAAATAGCTAGAACGTTATATACATTAAAACATGGTGAAGTAGATGAAGTAAGTTTTATAGATCATCCTACAATTGCTATGAGTGGCGCAAGTCCTGATGGCGCATTACATAGCGTTAATGGTGGCATTGAGATAAAATGTCCCATAGAAACTACGCATACTAATACGTTAATGACACAATCTATACCTACAAAATATCTTCCACAAATGTTTTGGCAAATGGCTTGTGCTGGATATGATTTTGTGGATTTTATAAGCTATAATCCAAACTTTCCAGATCATTTACAATTATTTGTAAAAAGACTTGACAGAGATAACGATTATATACGACAATTGGAATCTGAAGTATCTGCGTTTCTTGCAGAAGTTGAACAACAAATTTTAAAACTTAAGGAGCTATAATGGCTGAAGGATTTATACCAAAACCAGGCACTGCGTATTTAAGACCTAACACAAGAAAAACTGAAGATTGGATGGCAGATTATCAAGGCACTATGATTACGCCTGAAGATATACAACCTAATACAGCTTATTATATTAATATTACTGATAGGCCAGAAAAAGGTGATTTAAAGTTTAATCTTGGTAAGCAAGTTATTCCAAGAACACAAGAATTTGCTAAGGGTACAGATGTTGAAGATAATGGAGATATTCCTTTTTAGAAGCATCTCCATCATTTATAATTATTTATTCATTACATACATGGTTATTTCAAAGCCAAAACGCATTTCTGTAGCAGTAGGTTTAGTCCACATGATCTATTCTCCTTTCTTTAAATTTATATGTGAATTATACGCTTTTACTAATTTTTATGTAACAGTAAAATAATGAAAAATATATAATGGATATACAGTCTTTAGAAATGGATGTAGTATGTTACGCAAGCGCAGCTTACCACGAAGGATCAACAAAAAATGAACGTATTGCTATTATTAATGTTATTAGGAATAGGCTTAATTCTGGTCGCTGGGGTTATAATGTATGCAGTGTCGTTTATGCTGATGGGCAGTTTGTTGGGGTTTCAGACTCTACTCACGAGCCAGTTGATGAAAAAACGTATTTACAAACTAAACTTTTGGTTATTGATACGATTATTTTTCATAAATATACAAATCCAATTGCAGATGCTATTTATTTTCATGATGACTCTATGCCGACAAAAACTAAATGGTTTGGTAAATACAAAAAAACAAAAATAGGAAGGATGACATTCTACTAATGAATAAAGCTATATTAGGTTATTTGTATGAAGAATATGATGTTAAAACAGGTGAACTTAAAAAATCTTATTTGTGGTCGTTTCATCCAAACTCTTTGTCATATTTGAATGATCTTAAACATACAACTCATCACATAAAAATTACAGAATTAGTAGCTGGCAATGTAGAAGAATACAAAGGTTTATCTAAGTATGATAGTAAAAAACTTGCAGAAGCTCATGGTGGTTTATAATGGGATCATCTTATTCAGTAGCTAGAGAAGAACAACAAGCTGTAAGGGTAAGAGAATATATAAGAGCTAATCCTACATCAAACTTAAAAGCTATTATTCAAGATTGTGGCGTAACACGCTATAGATTAGATTATTTATACAGAACAGGTCAAATTAAGCTGCCTGTAGCAACACCTTTTGGAGAACGTAATGGACTTTTTAGAAAAAGTAGTTGATTGGCTTATTTGGCTTTTAATTATTGGCGGTATTGGATGGTTGATGTATGGATTGTGTCAATTAATTAGCGTAATGTTTATTAGGGGATAATATGGATATAGATGATATTCTTAACGAAAGACAAGAACAATATGGTGACTTTTTAAATAGATCTAAAATATCGCAAGATTTTAAGACGCTTATTCATAATGGTAATTCTTACCGTATGTTAAAAGCAGATCAAAAAGAAGCGTTAGAAATGATTGCTACAAAAGTAGGCAGAATTGTCAATGGCGATCCTGATTATCTTGATTCATGGTTAGATATTCAAGGATACTGTCAATTAATAATTGATAGAGTTCGTAAAGATAAAATTGCTTTAGATAATGCAGTTGATATGTATGTAGTTGAAGGAGTTCCTAAAGAAACAGCAGTACAATTACAACGATTTGATGATGAGTAGGTATCCAGATTTGGTAATTATTACATGTTTAGTAGAAAGCCTAAAAATACTAAACTTATACATCCTCTGATGTAGGCTTAACGATACCTAAAACGCACATAAAGGGCTGTTTAAGCCCTTTTCTTGTATTAGTTAGTGAAATGTACTATCATCATGCTGAAGCTCGGCATAGATGCTTAGTTCTTCCCCTGAAATCTCTATATACGATCCATCAGAAATCTCAAGTATGATTATATTATCTCCATAATCTAGTTCGGCAGACACAACAGTTTTACCTACAAGGTGATCGCATATTTTTTGTGCTGTTGCAGC